TCAGATCAGTCGGTAACGCCCGACAATCCGCCGCGCCCAGGGCGGTGTCAGGGCGGATTCCACCACTCCATGCCCGCTATAGGCGTGAATAAAACTGCCCGCCGCGCCGGTGCGCCCGCGAAAGCCCAGATGTTTGGCAATCGCGCCGTCGAACATCCGAAACAAAAGCACCTCTCCCGGCTCGGGCGGCGCCTCTGGTGGCAGCGGGGTAAGATAAGCCTCCGCCGCCGCCATCAGCACCTCGCGCCGTGCCGCTTCCGCCCAATCCGCGCTGTAACGCGGCACCACGCAGGGCTCAGCCCCTCGCAGCCCGCGCCAGACGCCGCGCAAAAGGCCCAGACAATCGCAGCCCACGCCGCGCTTTGAGGCCTGATGCAGATAGGGCGTGCCAAGCCAGAGCCGCGCCTCGGCCACCACCGCCGCGCCGCTCATATCTGCCGCCCCGGCACCGCGGTCAGCCAATCCTCTGAGGGCAGATGCGGAAAGCCGCGGAAATTAAGAAAATTCCCGAATTTCCCCCGACAGCTCGCCGCCTGCCGGTCACAGCCCGCCGTCAGTTCCAGCCGGTCGCCGGGCGCAATCTCAGCCGCGAGGCGATCCCAAAGCTCCACTTCCCGCGCAGGGCCGGACTGGCGGTCGTTGCGGATCATCCCCGAGAGCCCCGCCCCCGCGCCGCTCAGCACCCGCAGAACACCGCGCTCAAACCAGCGATCCTCAAAGCCTTGGGCATCAAAGCGAAAAATCCGCCCCTCGCGGATCTCTCCGGCCTCCAGCTCCAGGCGATACGCGGGGTTGCTCAGATCCACCCGGCAAAGCGCATCGCCCAAAGCGGCGGTGCAGGAGCGCTGATAGATGCGGTCCTGCACCTGACCCAGCGCCTCACTGAGCCCGCGCAGCTCCGCCCGAAAGGCCCCCTCCGCGCGGGAAATCTCGCCCAGCGTTCCCGCAAAAAGCAGCTGACGCGCGCGGACATCCGCCCAGTTCACCAACAGCACCTCGACCCGCGCGCCATCATAGCGCCCCGCCCGCAGATCAACCTCTGAGAGCGCCGCTGACTGCAGCGCCCCCAGCGCCTCGCTGTTGTCCGCAGAAAGCCCCGTGGTGCGGCTCAGGGCCCGCGCCGTCAGCCCCGAGGAAGCCTCATAGCGACAGCCCGCAAACTCCAGATCAAAGTCATGATCGGTGAAGCCCAGCACCCGCCCGTCACTGCGGGTGATCTTCCAGCAGCGCGACAGCGTGGTGCAGCCGCCCTCCAGATGCGCCCTGAGCCCGCTCACAGCCGGATCTCCACCACCGGAACCATCGGCAGATCCCCCGCCTGAAACGAGGCGACCGAGACCTGAATGACATCGGTATCAAAGCGCACCGGCACGTCAAACTCAAAGCCCGCCCGCACCTCCGCCCCCTCGGGCACCGGATCTTCAAAGGTGATCAGACCGCTGTCGTAATCCGCCTGCCATTCAATCCCCTCGCGCATGGGCTTTGCCGCCAGCGCCAGCTGCAGCGTGCCGCGCACAGGTTTGCTCACCCCGCGCCAATGCGCCTGAGCGCCCGAAGCATAGACCTTGCGCAAAGCAAACACCCGCCGCGCCCCGTCGCCCGCGCCCAAAAGCTGATCGAGCGGCGAGACACTGGCTGAGGGCGCGCAGGATTTGAAATCCGCCCAGTCCTTCCAGCGAAACCCGTAAAGCTGCCCCGCCCGCGCCTCAAAGAACGCCACCAGTTCGGCCACATCATCCAGCGAGCGCAGCCCCAGCCCCGCATCATAGCGACGGCGTGACTGCGCCCAGGGCGAATTGCGCTCCTCAAAGCCATTGGCCAGGGTGACGATCTCGGTGCGCCGCTCCGGCCCGCCGACCGAGCCGAAGCTGAGGCTCGCCGGAAACCGGACCTCATGAAAATTCCGCTGCTCTGACATGGCATCCTATCCGTTGCGCTGCCCCAGCGCGAGCATCCGCCCCATCCGGGCGGCAAGCTGGCTCTGAGAGCGTTGAAAAGACGGCAGATCGGGGGTGGAGACATTCATCACCACCTGCACCGGACGCCCGCCACCGCCACCGGCCTGCACCCCAAGCCGCCCGTCGGGGCCGCGGGCCAGCGGCAGGATCGCCTCGGGCCCGGCCTCGCCCATCAGCCCGGTCAGCCCGCCGCGCATCGGAAAACGCACCGGGCCGCTGACGATGCCGCCCTCGGCAAAGGGCATCACCCGCCCCTGGCTGAAGGGGGCACCATCGGCAAAGGGCATGATCCCCGACATCACCCCATTCAGCACCGCGCCAAGCCCCTGGCCCGCCGCCTGGGTGACCGGCCGCATGGCGGTGTTATACACCGTCTGGCTGACCGATTGCCCCAGCCCGCGCAGCACATCGCTAAGCTTTGCGCCATCAAAGACCAGTCCCTCAAAGGCCCGCCTCAGCCCCGCGCCAAGCCCCGAGGACAGCTGCGCCACCTCACGTCCGCTGAAGACCATGCCCTCATTCAGCCGCTTCAGATCGCCCTCAAAGCCCGTGGTGGCGCTGCGCGCTTCACTCAGCGCGATCTCCAGCCGCTCCAGTTCTGCACTCAGGCTCTCCCGGTCCTGCATCGCCTCTCTCCTTTGTATCGGGATAATCTGCCATCAGCGCCGCCAGCCCCGCGCGCGTCAGCGCCATGGCCCCCGCGCCGCGCCCCAGCATCAGACGCAGCTCCAGCGGCGTCAGCTGCCAGAACGCCTGCGGGTGCAGACCCGCGCCGCCCTGCGACAGCGGGGCCAGCCCCGCGCGTAAAAGCCCCGCCCAGTCAAAGCGAAGCCCGCTCATCCGCGCCCTCCGGCAGGCTGAAGGCCCGCGCCAGCAAAAGCCCCGCAACCCGCAAAGCCTCTGCCAGACCGCCGCCGATCTCTGCCGCACCCAGATCCCCGGCAGACCCCTGCCAGCCCGCACCACGCAGCCCGGCCAACAGCACCGCCAGCACATCGCCGGCGCCAAAGCGGCCCTCCTCAAAACGGGCAATCAGCGCGATCAGCCCCTCGCCCCGGTCCAGCCCCTGCAGACTGCCGAGAGTCAGACGGCAGGCAAAAGCCTCGCCATTGACGACCAGCGCCACCTCTCCGGCAAAAGGATTGGCCATCAGATCGCCGTGAAGCTCAGCGCAGCCGCCGAGGCCAGCGAGATCTGCCAGGTCGCTTCTCCGTTATGGCTGCCCGAATACTCCAGCCCGGTGATCTGAAACCGCCCCGCGATAATGCCGAAATCCGGGATCACCACCTGATACTCCGGCGTCTCCCCGGCAAAGAAAATCGCCCGCACCCGCTCATCGGTGGCCGCATCGCGAAACACCCCCGAGCCCGAGACCGAGGCCGATTTCATCCCCGCGCCGCCCAGAAGCTCGCGCCAGCCCCCCTCTGAGGCGAGGCTCGTCACATCCACGCTTTCCGCATTAAAGCTGATCCGCGTGGCCCGAAGACCCGCCACGGTCTCAAACTGACCGTCATCCGACAGATCCACCTTCAGCAGCAGATCTTTTCCGTTCTGCACCGCCATTTTCGCCCCCTATGCCGTCACCGGATCCAGCCGGACCCGAAATGTCAGATCAATGCGCCTGAGCGCGCCGCCCTGCAGGCGATGCGCCCGGGCGCGGTGAAACCAAAGGCCACTGACGCGGCTTCCCGCCACCGACAGCCCGCCTGCGCCCAGCGCCTGAGAGATCTCGGCCGCAACCGCTTTGGCCTGCTGAAACCCCGCCGCCCGGCTCAGGACCGAGAGCTCCAGCCGGTGCTCGGCCCCCGAAGAACTCACATCCGAGGCATCCCTCACCTCCTCCGCGCCGATCAGAACCCAGGTCTCCGGCGCGGTCCCCCCGGGCACCGCATCGGCAATCAGCACATCCTCCAGCCCGGGCCAGGTGCTGAGACAGAGATAAAGCCCGGCCTGCAAAGCAGCGCCCCCCTGATAGCTCACAGCGGAACCTCCTCTTTGACATGCGAGATGAGATAGCGCGGATCACTGCCCGCCTCAGCGACCGCCAGAATGGACCAGACCCGCCCGCCCTCGCGAAAGCGCTGCCCCGGTGCGGGGCGCTGCGGACTGCCGGGCAAAGCGGCGCGGGTCAGAATGCGCGCGGGGATTTCCCCCCGCGCAGCACCCTCCCCCGGCTCCAGCCGCCCGCCCGAGGGGGTGATCTCCGCCCAGAGATACCCAAGCCCCTCCCAAAGCCGACCCAGACCCCCGGCCCCGTCAGGTGTCAGGCGCAGCTCCTCCAGAGCCAGACGGCGGCTCAACCGCGGCGCCCTCATCTGCGGCCCCCAAAGCTGCGCACCACCCGCCAGGGCTCCAGCAGGGCCGCCACCCCAAAGGGCATGGCGCTGACCGCAACCTCCCCCTCGTGGCGGTGATCGTGATAAAGCGCCGCCAGCATCAGAACCGCCTGACGCAGATCGGGCGGCAGCTGCGCAAATGTGCCAAAACCGGCGGTCAGGGTGATCTCAACCCGCCCGCCTTTGGGCAGCACCGGCAGGGTCAGATGCTGCCCCTCCAGCCGGGGGCGATGGTCATCCGCCACCAGCCGCCAGCGCGCGCCATCCAGAACCGAAGAGGCCCCCCCCGCATCAAAGAGCTTCACCTCGGTGATGGCGCTGACCGGTGCGATCGGCAGCACCTGGGCTTCAGCATCGCTCCACCCCGGCAGGCTCAGGATAAAACTGCGCGAGATCAGCGCCTTATCCAGCCTTCGCTCCACAGCCGCCAGGGCCGCCCGCAGCCAGCCGCGCAGCACGGCATCCTGCGCGCCCTCATCGGCAAACCCGCTTCCCAGCCGCAGCTGGTCCTTCAGCGCCGCCAGCGGCAGATCGCCGTCGGCCAGTGCCGCACCCTCTCTCAGCCGCATCCCGGCCCCTCCCCTGCTGTGATCCGCAAGCCCGCGCGGCCGACAGCAAAAGGCCCCACCCGTGGCACCCATGCTGAACCGGCCTCTCCCTGCCCGCCGCGCGCACCCTTCGCCGCCCCCGCCTTAAGAGGTCGCGAATTTCATCAGTTTGATCGCGCCGAAATCGCTCACATCGCCGCCGACACGACGGCTGGCGTAAAAGAGCACATGCGGCTTGGCCGAGAAGGGATCGCGCAGCACCCGCAGATCAGGACGCTCGGCAATGGTGTAGCCGGCGTGGAAATCCCCAAAGGCGATCGAATAGGAATTGGCCGCGATATCGGGCATGTCTTCCGCGATCAGCACCGGATAGCCCATCAGCCGCGCGGGCTCTCCGGCGGCCAGACTGTCCGACCACAAAAAGCGCCCGTCGCTGTCCTTCATCTTGCGCACGGCACCTGCGGTCTTTGAGTTCATCACAAAGGTCGCATTGGCGCGGTAGGCCGCATTCAGCGCATAGACCAGATCGACAATCGCATTGGCCGGAGAGGTCGCGTTGAAATCCCCCGCCGTGCCGGTTGCCACATAGCCCAGCTTGCCCCATTCCCAGCTGGCCTGCGCCACCTTGGTATGGGCCAGAAACCCCTTCGGCTTGCCCGAGCCGTCCCCGCTGACAAAGGCCAGCGCCTCAGCGCGCGAAAACCGCTCGGCAATGCGGTCGGCAAGCCAGGTCTCCAGATCGAAAGCACTGTCATCGAGCAGCCGCTGGCTGGCCTTGGGCATGGCGGTCAGCTCATGCAAAGGAATGGCGATACGCTCAATCGCCGCCGTTCCGGTAGCGGCAATCTCTGAGGCTTCCGTCACCCAGCCCGAGCCCACATCCCCGGTATCGACCAGCACCTCAAAGCTTCCGGCCTCAATCTGCACCACATTGGCCACGCGCCGCAGCGACGAGGTTGAGCGCAGCACCGAGCGGATCGTATCCGAGGTCTGCGGATCCACCAGATAGCCGCCCTCGGCATTGACGGCGGTGTTCAGCCCCTTGCCCTCCAGCACCAGCCCGCGCAGCCCCTCATCATCGCCGCCGCGCAGATAGGCATCAAAAGCCTTGCGGTGGGGCGCCTCAGGGCTTGCGGCCTGCGACAGGATCGGGCGCTGCGGCGCCACGGCGGATTTGCGTTCTGCCTGCATCATTCGGGTATCCGTCCTTTTCAGAATGTCTTTGACATCGGCCTGAAAGCCTTTGAGTTCAGTCACAAAACCATTCAGCGCAGAGGCAAACTCTGCGCTTTCGCCTGCACCGGTCACGGTCATGGCAACTCCTTCCTGAGGTTTGGATTACGCGGTCACCTGCCCGCCAAGCTGCTGACGGGCACCGGCCAAAAGCCCCGTCAGCCGTGCCAGATAAGGGATCAGCTCCCCCGTCTTGGCCTCAAGTCTGGCCTCGCGCTGCATGGGAAAGGTCACCAGCGAGATCTCCCACAGATCGACCTCTGCCAGCAGCCGGCGCCCCTGCGGATCGCGTGAGGCCTTCACCGTGCGGTAGCCGATCGACAGCCCGTCAAGCGCCCCCGCCGCGATCAGCACCTGCGCCTCCCGCGCCCGGGCGACCTCCGGCAGCAGACGGCCTGAGACGCGCAGCCCGCGCGCATCCTCAGCGATCTCCTCCCAGATCCCCACGGGCTGCGCCGGATCATGCTGCCAGAGCATTTTCACCCTGGTGCCCGCGCGATCCAGCGCCGCAAGCGAGGCCTGATAAGCCCCCGGCAGCACAATATCGCCGCCCTGATCGGCCCGCCCGAAAAGCGAGGCATAGCCGCTGATGCGCCCCTCTTCACTGACCGCCAGCCCGCCGCCTCCGGTCATGAACTTGCGTTCAAGCCGCAGATCATCCCCATCCATTCCGTGATCCTCCTTCATGGCAGCGCCGCCCGGAGCAGGGTTTCCGCGCCCTGGGCCAAAAGGAAGGCCGCCACCCCGCAAACCCCCAGCCAGATCCGCTTTTCCAGCCGCTCCAGCGCCGTATCGATCTGTAAAAGCCGCCGCTCCAGAGCGCTCCAGCGCTCCTGCAAAACCCGCTCATTGGCCTCAATCCGGGCGCTGGCGGCATCAAAACTGTCGTAAAGAAACCGCGAGCCCGCCATCTCAGCCCCCGTCCGGCAAAGGCGGCAGCCCAAGCGCCGCGCGCTTTTCCGCCAGCGTCAGAAATTCCGCGCCAGAGACCCGCGCCCATTGCGCATCCCGCTCTGCAGAAAGCGCCGGAAGCTGATCGAGATCCGGCCTCAGGCTCACCGGAGTGCCGCAATGCGCCCCCAGAAACTGCGCCAGCTCACTCAGCACCCGCGCGGCCAGCGGCAGCACCGTCAGCCGGAAAAACGCCCGATTCGCCTCCTGATAATTGGCGTAAGTGGCATCGCCGGGGATCCCCAGCAGCATCGGCGGCACCCCGAAAGCCATGGCAATATCGCGCGCCGCCGCCTCGCGGGTCTGATGAAACTCCATATCTGAGGGCGAGAACCCCATGGGCTTCCAGTCCAGCCCGCCCTCCAGCAACATGGGCCGACCGGCGTTGCGCGCGCCCATATGGTGCGATTCGATCTCGCCGGTCAGCCGGTCATATTGCTCCGCCGTCAGCACGCCGCTGCCGTCTGCGCCGCGATAGATAATCGCCCCCGAGGGCCGGGCGGCATTGTCCAAAAGCGCCTTGGACCAGCGGCTTGCCGCGCCATGAACATCCATAGCGACCGCTGCCGCCCCAAGTGCAGAATACCCGTAATGATCATCCAGAGGATGAAATGCGCGGATGTGGCAGACAGGCTTCAGATCCCCGCTCAGATCAAAGCGGTGACTGCGGCCACCGACATTATACTCGCAGGCCACCGGCCAGCCATCCGCGCCCGGCACCAGCGACATCCGCTCCGGGCGCAGGGCGTAAAGCTCACACAGCCCGCCGCTCTGCGGATCGCAGACCGCCTCCACCCAGGCGTTTCCTGCGAGCAGCAGATGCCCGCAAACCGCCTCCAGAAACTCTGCCCGCCCCTGAAAGGCATTGGGTCGGTCCAGCAGCGCCAGCACCGGATGAGTGTCGTAGCGCTGTGCCTCATCCTGAACGATCAACGGCAGGCTGGCGGCTGATTCTGAGATCATACGTATTGCTCGAAAGACAACAGGATTGCTCATATATCCATTGCGGATCAAAGATCCGGTATCTCTCGGGCTCCAGACCACACGCCCGCTTCCCGCCGCCCGCGCTGCCACCCGCCCCGCGGCCGAGGATTTGACCTCAGCGCATGCGGCATCCGGCGGAGAGGTCCGCCTGCGAAATCCAAACATGGATCACCTCCTTTGAGAAAGTTCAGAGCCCGCGAATGCCCGGACGCCCCTGCCCCGCTGCGGGGCGGATCATCAGCTCATGCAAAGCCCAGACCAGCGCATCGACCCGGTCGGGCGAGCCGCGCCCCTGATAGCCCTGCAGGCTCATGCGGCACATCTGATCCTCCAGCCCCTGCAATCCGCGCAGATGGCTGACCCGGCCCTGCTCATAAAGCGCGGCGACAGGCTCAGCCCGGGCCACCTTGCCCCGGCTGGCACGCACCGGCTTTACCGGGATCGCCCCGTCGAGCGAGCGGATGAGGTCGGTCACCAGATCCCCGCCCTGATTGACCTCAGCCACCAGGGCATCGGCCCCGTGGCGGGTAAAGGCCGCAATCGCCGCCCGTGCCCAGCCCTCGGGGCTCGCCCCCGCGACGGTGGCATCTTCGATCACCACCGCGCGCCAGGACTGCGGCGGGCCCTGCATCACCACGCCCGCCACGACAATTCCACATTCGTCTGAGGATGTGCCCCCCGTGACCGGCGGATCAACCGCAACGACGACCCGGTCAAAGGCGGGCAGCGCATCAATCCGCGCCGCCTCCAGCCCCAAGGATGTCCAAAGCGCCCCCTCGGCATCCTCCAGCAATTCGCCGTCGAGTTCCTGCCGCCCAAGCCGGGTGCCCGCATAACGCGCCCGCACCTCCGCCAGGAAAGAGCCCGCCAGATGCGCCCGATTCGCTTCAGTCGGCGCATGGGTCAGCACGGTTGAGGGATTGCGCAGCACCGCCTTCAGCACCGCCACATTCTGCGGCGTGGTGGTCACCACCTGCTGCGGCAGATCGCCCAGACGCAGCGCGAATTGCAGCATATCCCAGGCCTGATCGCCCTTTTTCCACTTCGCCAGTTCATCCGACCAGGCCGCATCAAACTGCGGCCCGCGCAGGCTGTCGGGCTCATGGGCGGAAAAGACCTCGGCCACGGCCCCATTGGGCCATTCCAGCCGTCGCCGCCCCGCCTGCCACTCCGGGCGGCGGTCGGGCGGAGAGCAGGCCAAAATCCCGCTCTCGCCAAAGATCATCACTTCGCGCACCTGATCGAGGGTTTCCCCGACCAGAGCCACGCGGCGTGCCCGCCCCGGATCGCCGGGCCGCGCCCCTTCGACCTGGACGCGCACCCATTCTGCCCCGGCGCGGGTCTTTCCCGCGCCGCGACCGCCCATAATCACCCATGTCCGCCAGTCGCCTTCCGGCGGCAGCTGATGCGGCAGCGCCCAGAACTCAAAGACCCAGGGCAGCGCCGCCAGAGCAGCATCGCTCAGACCATTTAAAAATTCGTCAATCATCTCCGGCGTGGCGGAGGCGAGCCAGGCGGCGCCCGATTTCAT